CTCGTAACTCAACAGTAAACAAATTTTGATTATATGCTGATTGGGTTTGACCTGTTGCTACATGGAATGCATCCATAGGTAAAAGATTCTCTTCTCTATTTCTTGATGTTGATGTCCTAGTCCTTCCAGAATATGGTAATGTATATTCACCACCTGTTAAATCTTTTCTTCCCTTTGTATTTACATAAAAATCTTTATTAATAACATCAGATACGACAGCCACTCTTGTAAAACCAACACCATAAATATTAAACTTTGGTAAAGAATTTTGTGTATCTGGCTGTAGAGATTGCAGTGTGTATGATATAGTATGTCCTTCGCCATCTATTATTGGATTATTTACACATTCTGCAAATTGTGGTACTGTAAATAAATCACCAGTTATATCAGGATAATTATCGTTATAAGCCCCATATGCACCAATACTTAAATATTCATTAGATAATTGGTTTATATTTAAATTTATTGTGCCACTAGCAAGAGTTCCTAAATTCCATCCTATTATAGAAGAATAAGTAGGAGTAAATTCGTAAGGTGGATTATCATAAGAAAATAAATCAACTTTATATTGAATCCTAGAATCCCCAACATTATTTGGATAACCATCAATATCAATATACCTATCAGACAATTCAAATGGTATCCCATCTAAAGAAAATATAAATTGAACTCTTTCTTGCAATTGATCTTCTATCTGATCAACTACTGAAAATGTATTTGGGTTTCCATCTGCAGATAAATTAGGATTTGAAACTAAACCATTCCAACCACTTGAATGTTTGTCGTCATCTATTCTTCCTGAAACTGTTTTCAATAATTGCATTACAATTACTTGCAAATCACCATTTGCTATTTCATTTTGTGGAATTAATTCATTTTCAGATGTAATATATTTTGGTGGCAAATATATACTTGGTGTTTGATTGTCTGTATTTAATATTACATCGGCTTGATATTTAGTACCAAGACTAGGGGATGACTTACTTAAAACATAGCCTTTAAATCCATCTTTATAAATATATAATCCAGAATTTGGATGACCCATTTCATTATTTTGAGAATCTAAAAATTTACTTCCTACCTTTAAAGCTTCACTAAGTGGCTTAGAATCAATATGAATTTTAAATTGATTAACTGTTATTGAATCATTGTTTTCTGATTCTTCAACATCTATTTCGGTAACAGTTGGACTTCCATTAACATGACCATAAACCATAGGGATAGGCTTGTTTTTACTACCATCAATAACATTATTACCAGAATTTAGTCTTGAAATAGGGACATCTTTGTGAAAACTTTCTTGAGAGTAATCTTCTACTTTAAGAGTTATTTTCGATAAAGTTGTAATTATATCCTTTACCTTTCCCTTAAAAACCATCAAGCAATCAAATATTGATTCTGCATTTTGGCTTTTCCAATATATTTCAACAATAGAATTTGTAAGGTCATTTGAATATTCAGAAAATGTCCTACCTTCAAATAATGCATTTGATATATCTAAATTAACACTTGATATAGCAAGATTTTTAGTTACAAAATTTAATTTTTCACTAATATTTGGAACTGATAAAAGAAGTGGTTTAAAATATTGGCCATTAAAATAAAAACTATTTACAGATAAACCTATATCTTCCTGTCCATCTTTTTTTATTACAATTAAAGGAATAACATTGATATTCCTAGATTGTATATCATTTTTAAATTTTGAAGGTATTATCATCTATTAATCATCCCAATTTGGCTTTGATGTCCTACCACTAGGACTTATATGTGTATGATTTAAATCGCCACCCTTTCTTAATGCTTCTTTTATAGCTGGTACAATATCTTCTTCAACAAAAGATTCGGTCATAACATTTCCAGTCATATTTAATGTTATATTAGTACCACCACCTAAATTTGGATTAATAGGTGCATCATCTAACGGAGTAACCTGAACATGCTCACGACCACTAGGATTATCACCAACCATAAGCATTTGAGCTCCATTGGTTATAAAATTAGCACCTTTAGCAGCTTTTTGTGCAATTACTGTTTGATGTTGTATAGCAGTTTGAGCAGCCATTAATGATGCTTCTGCCATAGCAGATGGAATAAAGCCACCATGCCTAGCGAATATTTTTGCAATAGATAAAGCACCTTTAGCTAAAACCATTTTAGCATCACGATCTATTTGCTCATTTCTAATTTTCTTTACTTCTGCATCTCTTTCTTTTTCTAGCTTTTTAGTTAATGCGACATTTCCTTGAACTGCTTTAATTTTTTCAGCATATTCGCTATTAATATCACTTATTGCTCTTTCTATGTAAACATCTTGCATAGCATGGTAGCTATCAAACATATCTACCATAACTTCGCTACTGTCAATTGCAAAATCTTTCCAATGCTCTTTTAAGAGATTTATATTTTCTATATGATGAACAATACCCTCAACTCCACCTGCTTCTAAACCCTTTTTAAATTCATCTTCAGCTTCTTGTTCTTCTTTTTGTGCTTCAATCTTAGCTTTTATAGCCTCGATCAATCTGTTCTTTTCTTTAATTCTTTCTAATTCTAATACATTTAATGACCTTCCTAACTCAATCTCTTTCAACTTTATTGCTAAATCTTCACCTTCTAAATCAAGTTTAGCTTGTAAAACTTTAACAGTTTGATTTATACCTTCAAGACTATCAAATACAGTATTTGTATATTGTTCTTCTTTCTGAATTTGTGTATCTCTTGCTTGTAATATATTATTTATCATTAAAAGCAATTCCATTTGATGTTTAGCTGCAGATTGTATGAAAGCATCTGTACTATTAATTTGCTCTCCATATATTTTTTCAATTTGCTTGGCAGTCATTGTTTTATTTAAATGGTGATTTAATACCTCGGTTCTCAATCTTGTTTTGGCTAATAAATCTTCAACTATTTCTGCATTTTTACCACCTAAATCTATAGCTTCCTTACTAGCTGAATTTAATTTTTCTTGAATATCAAATACTTCTTGCGAGGAAGCCCTGTATTCTCGCATAGGATCAAGGTAATCCCTTACATTATCAGAGAATTCATTAAATTTACGAATTATTTTGAATAACCCTATATCCCATTTAGAGATTTGAACAACAACTGTAGTAAACATAGCACCAAGGGTTCTCAATGCTTCATTTACCTCTAATGTGACATTTTTAAATTGTCCCATAGGAGTATCTCGAAGTCTTTGTGCGAGTTTTCCTGTTTCTTTTTCAACCTGACTTAATATTATCCTTTGAGCTCCTAATATATCGCCTGATTCTTGTAATGCTTTTATTTGCTTTCTTTGTTGAATAGTAAAAGATGTTCCTGTTTCTTTCAATGCAGTTACACCTGTAATAGGATCATTTAATGCTTTACCAAGTCTAACTACTGCAGACCTTAAATCGCCACCAAATACTGCTTGTAAATCTTGAGCAGCAGATAATGCTCTTGGAAAAGACTCCGTACCTATATTTGTAAATGTTAATAATACAGAAGATGCATTACCAAGCAATGCTTCAGATTCTCCTGTTAACCTAGATTGTTCTTCTATAAGCTTTCTTATTTCTGTAGATGTTATCCCTGCAGAAAAACCAGTACTTCTCAATACTCCTGTAATTTGTTGTTGTGATCTTAGAAGCTTTTCATTTTCTTCAATTAAAAATCCAACACTTCTTTTGACCATATTAACACCAAATGATGCTAATAGTAATCTATTTCTCCAAACAGCAAGGCCTTTAGTAAATAAACCATATTGTGAGTTACTATCATTGACTCTTTGACCATGGTCTTTATGTGCTTTACTACCTTTTTTGACAGACTCCGTAAGTTCGTCATTTGCTTTCTTTGCTTGTTTTCGTTCTCTTGTACTCTTTTTAACAGTTTCAACATTTTTTTCTTGCTCTCTAGTATTTTCTTTGGTCGAACCTGTATTACTAGATACTGTTTTAGTTAGCTCTTTTATAACTTGTTGTAACTTTTCAAATGCCTTACTATTATCTGTTCTAGCCATTTTTAATTCCTTGTTTCATATTAGCTTTTTCAATCAATCTTTTTTCTCTTTTATCAATACTATTTTTAATTATTCTTGCTTTTTGAATCCAAATACTAGGCTGTTCACCATAAGAGCCTTTATATGGTTGTATATTAAAATCTTTGCAATATAAATACATAGATATATCACTTTGAAATGCATCATCAATAAATATATTGCTACATGAAAAAAAAGGTAAGTATTCAAATATAGACATATCTATATCAAATTCCTTACCTAAATTTTTATTACTCTGCTCTAATTCTTCTTTTAATTTAAGAGCTATTTCCCATACTTTATTTTCATCTTCAAAAAGCAAAACTTTTCTTCTTCCATCAATCTTATCAGATTGTAAAACAGAAGGAACTTTATAAGGAAACTCATGACAATTACAACCCTCACACCATTTGTCTATATGTACATTTAAAGCTAGTGCGAGGGAATCTACTTCCCCAATCTTTGGTAGTCTTGAATTTTAAGACAAACATCAATCTTTTCAGAATCTGTCATTTGCTTTATTGTATCATCTGAAACTAAACCTTTTTTGTCTAGTTCAAAATCATCAAATTCACCACCTTTTATTCCTCTTCTAATCCAAGCTGTTCTCGCTTTGGCCATATTTTTAATATGCTTTGGTTCGCCATCTTCATATTCCATAACAACTATATCAGTACAATAATCAATTTCATCAAGACTCATTTCCTTTAATTTCACTTCCCTACCAGAATCAAGCTTTACCAAGCTCTTATCTTTTTTACTCATTTATTATCCTTTATTATTTTATGCAGTCCAATCTAATAAAAATTCTGCAATATTATTTGTTTCATCATCAAGAACTTTCCCTGATAAATTTACCATAGCTACATCACCTGCATCCAATTCAATAGATGTAATTTTTGTTGTATTAAAGTCCACTGCAAACCCTAATGCTGATCCAGAAGCTGCTGTAGCAAAAGGTGGTGTACCTGTAGTTATTCTATAAATATTAGTATCATTAGAATGTGAACTTTTTTGAGAATCAATACCTCTAGTAACTGTATATGGTGTAGCACCCAATCCATGTACAATTTCATAAACATCATCATTTTGGAATGTATTGTCACTACCACCTGTTAATGATGCTACTGTAATAGTATTAGTACCATTAGCAGTTATAACACCTTCACTACCATCTGTAGTATTTTTTATTGTTTTTCCTATATGCTCATCAACTGTAAATGATCTACCATTGTCGGTCATTACAGTTGCACTATCAGAACCATCATGGTCACCAGTCACCGTTCCACTCTGAGCAACACCTGCTCCTGCTGTAACTTGCATAATTTCTTCATCAATCATAATATAATCATTATTATTAATTTCATTATCACTATTATTATGCAATATATTATCAAGTACTAAAGAAGTTCCTGTTTTAGACAATGTAGAATTTGTTATTCCACCTACAACAGATGATACTGTAAACAACTCTGTTGTTTCACCCACATAAAACAATAAAGATGTTCCTTCTCTATAAGATTCAAATAAATTACTTGTTTCATCATCATACTTTATAGATGCATCATAAGTAATAGAAAACTCTCCAACACCTCTTGCATATAACTCAGGACTACCATCAGCATCTTTTGTGCCTAACATTTCAACAGGGTTATCTATTGTAATAGTTAATGATTGTAATAAAGGCTCTTTTTGACTTGCAATAGTTTTATTATCAAGGTTAGACATAAAAAGCTTATTAGTATCTATAGCATCAGCATTTGTCATAGTTACACTACCCTTTGTAGGCTTAAATCCTGTAACGAATGTAGCACTATATGTTAATCTACCATTATCAGAGTTCATTTCTCCACTAATTTGAAGATTAGAACATATACACCCAGTCATTGCATAAGACTCACCTGCTAGTGGGGATTCAAAATAAACAGTATTAGAAAAATTAAAATTATTAATAGCAAGAGCACTTGTAGTGTCATGCCCAACAGTTACATCTACATTTGTTGGAGTAAAACCTGTAGGTATTGTAATTTTTTCAGAAGAAGGCTGGACACCTGTTACTGCACCAATAAGAATTGTTGCTTCTGACTGCGAAAGCCTTCCTTGAAGTGTAAATTCTCTTCTAATATTTTTTTCAGAAACATATACTGCACTTTCTGTTGCAACTCTTCCAGAACCTGATCGCATCTCAAAATCCAAAGTAGGACTAAACTCAGGAAATTTGCCATCATCAACATCTAATTGTATATAATTTAAAATATTAGCTGTAGTTCCCATCGTACTTTCATTGCCAATATAAACCTTCCACTGCTTTCCTGAATATGTATTTGAATTAATTGCCATTTTTATCTCCTAATTAACTAAAGTTTCCTTCATATTGACAAGTATAAGAAAACTTTACTGTATTTAAATTATCTATATTTAATTCATCATCTGACTTTGAATTTACAACAATATCTTCAACAATACCATTAATAAATCCTGTTGTTGTTGATGTATTCTTAAATCTTTTTTCAAAAAGAAGTGCTTCTATTCTAGCAGTATCTCTATAAATCTTTTCAAACAATCTGTCACTAGAATTATCTGTAGATATTAAATAATAAGAAATATCTACATTATATTCTCTTAATTGAGAACTAGACCTAACCTCTTCAAATGAAGAAGAATCACTAAATAGTCTTATTGATAAATTACCATTATTTTCATATTTATCTGAAATATAAATTTTACAAGAACTGCCAAACTCATTTCTTAAATCTGTTCTTATAGGAACAAGTATCTTGTCCCAAAATATATTCTCAAAAGTAACAGGCATTATCGTCTAGTCATTGCTGTGTACCCCACAACAGAACTCCCTTCAAGCATAGCTTCTTGTGAACCCCAACATTCTAATTCCCATTCGTCATTTAAAGTCGCAACATCGTCAGTACCATTAATATCAGGTGCAGAAAATCGTATTTGTAATCCATTGCCAATAGTTTGATAATCACCTGTTACTTTTTCATTGTCAATAATTTTGTTGTTCTTTAAACCATCAGAATCTTTTTGCCAAACAGAAAATAAAGCTTCACCAATATTAGCTCCATTTGTACTGACATCAGTAATTTTTATTTTTAATAAATCATAAATACCTGAATATGATCCACGAGTATCTACAGGCCTAATAGTTGAACTAGGATTAACAGAAACATCCCTCAATACGCCTAATGCACTATCGCCACTAGCTTGATGTGATAATTTAACCTTGCCACTATTAAGTTGCTCAATATTAAAATTAACTTCTTGCCAAAATTGATTAATAGTTGGGTTTTCATTGTCTACTGTTTGTAATAAGAATATAACTGATATAACTGCTGCTGTTCTAACTATCATATAATCAAAGTTGCCTGATTTATCTTTCCATTGATCCCTTGGCAATTTAGCATCTATCCTTGAGTCTAAATATCTTGATGCATTTGACATAACTCTTGTTATTAATGTAGAAAAATCTTCACCTGATTCAGTTAATAAATTAGAAGGATCACTGCCATACTTCAATATAATAAAATCATTATCAGAATCATATATCCAATTACCATTAGATGAAGGATTAAAATGTTGATACACACTTACACCATTTGCATGTGTAGTAGCAGTTGTCCCAAAGTGTCCTCTTGTAACAGTTAAAGCATGTGTTGATTTATCTGTAACTAATATTATCTCATCGCCAATCTTTATATATGTATCATCAGTTATTGTAGCACCATCAGTTACTGTTATTGTTGTATCAGTTTTTGTAATATCTGAATCATTTACAGTTGTTAATGCTACTGTACCAATACTTTGCTTTCCTGATTCTTGTGTCTTTGAATCAATAAACAAGTCACTAACTAAACCTGAATTGTATAATACATAATTACTAGCATCAGTTACCCAACCATATAATGGAGTTTTAGTATCAAACTCATCTATACTTGGGTATATATCTTTTAAATCTCTATGTGTACAATATGTTGAAGAAGTTGCCATTAATAATATCCTACCACTTTCACTTTACCATCTTTTTTAGTATTTAAACTTCTAGCACTTACTTGCTCTATATAATTATTTGTAGCATCTAATTTTAACTTACCATCCAATGGAGAGTTTGAAGCAAAAGTTACTATAAATTGAGAATAAGTAGGAGCTCCTACCATTTTTATTTGACCTGTATCATAATTAACAGTTCCTGATCCACCACTAGCTCTATATAAGTTCCCTTTACCATCATCATACATTAATTTACTTTGACTGAAATCATCATCACCATAGTCTAAATCTAATGTAGAAACCGTTTGAGCTCCTAAGTTTGTAGCTGCTGGTACATTGCCAACTCCAAAAATAGATGTCCCACCACTAGGTGCTGCTAATACTATACTTCCTGCTTTTGTGCCAAGCTTTGAAGTGAATACGATATCTCCACCTAATAATGCGACTGTGGCAGGAACGCTATTGTCATTAAATGCAGTTTGAATTTTGCTCAAAACACCATTACTCCCACCCCAATTTACATTAGATGAATCTGTTGTAAACTCTATATTATCATAATCTCTAGCATCAATTGTAACTTTTAGCCTGTAAGCTGTAGATGCTGTTAATCCTGTAGAAGATGATGCAGTTTGGCTTGACATGCCAAGAGAATGTGTTCCTTTTGTATAAAATCTAATGCCTAAAGTGCCTGGCACTATACCACCTGAAAATGAATTTCCAAAAATTTTTCCACCTGCATCTATATCATGCGTATTAGACCTCCAATTCAGATTGCCATTCTCATCTGTAATCCAATAGAAAAATATATCATCATTATTGGCAACTGCATCAACTGCAGTAAATATTTGTCCTCTTTTTATTGTTAGTGCTGTTCCATCTACTTTTACAACTTCACATATCTCGTCACCCAAGGAATAACTTCCACCTGAAGCTGCAAACATTATTCTATCACCAACTTCTAAAACTGCAGCACCTGATCCATCTAGTGTTATATCCGTATCTGTTAAATCTGCACTTGCAGTATTTGCAGTATCCAAACCTGTATCAACAGCTGTATTAGCAACAGGAAGGCTTAATGCAGTTCCATTTCCTGCAGAATTTCCACTATCATTATAACTTATTATTCTTGCATTTGGAATTGAAATCATTTGTCCTTCTGTTAATATTGTATGGAAATAATCGCTACCACTCTGTGTAGTATCATCAGTCCAAGTTTTAGTTTTAAAAACAACTTCTATGGGTTGCCTACTAACACATTGAACACACAAAGATTTTACATTACTCCAATCTTCAGATGTTGCTCTTGATTCTGGGTCTACAGAAAGCAATTTGATTCCACCATCCGTATCATCCACCATTAATTCATAATTAACCATTTCTTCATATGTATCAGAAGAAGATAATGTGACAACTTTATTACCTGCTTTATAATTAATTGTTTTTGTAAAATTTGCCATTCTATGTACTCCTTAAATGATATACTAATTGCATATTAATTGTTAAATCAGAATTTGTTCCATCCTGATGAACACAAGCTATAATAACCTTTCCTGCATCTACATTTGATGTGCTTACTGTTAGTGATTGATAGTATGCTTGTTCATATCCTGCACCTGTTATAGTTGATGGTGATACACAATTTTCTACTCCTGCACTTAAATCCCCACCTGTTGCATCATTTGCTGTAGATACTGTATAACTCATAACTGAAAATTTTACTACATCTCCTGTAGCAGTATCAGCACCAAACCAAACATTGCAAGAATCAATAGTTATATTAAATGGTACATACCACATACATTGAACAAGATTCATAGCAACATTACCACCTGATACATCATATGTAGTCGCAGGTGTACTACCTGTCCCCAT